TTATTGGTCTTCGGGTATAAACATTTCTGAAATTATTTTTATATTGATTGGCACCATAAGCTGCAGAAGGATGTAAACAAACTTCTTCATTTCTATGAATTAAACCGAAGAATTTTTCTTCTACTTCTATTCCAAAAAACTTGCAGTCTTCACAGTATTTCATTTTACTTTTCCTTAATACCTCTTCCTTAAAATTTCACACTCGCCCATCCTGATTGTTTTATATTCTTTAACTTGCGAGACGATATATTCCGCCACTTCTTCCGGCTGCATTAGTTTGTCTTTATCTTCCGCCATCGTAAAGCCCGTATCCATTTTTCCGAGAAAGAAGTTCATGATAGTTACGTTGTGCTTCAATGCTTCAAATTGAAACGCCTTCATAAAGCCCCAAAGGGCGGACTTGCTCGCCGAATAAAGCATTTCGCCTTCCGATGGCTGGCCGACCGCTATTGAGTTGATGTTGATAATGGTGCCGCGCCCCTTCTTTTTGAAATGCCTAAAGATGTCCCGTGTTAAAAGAACCGGAGCCATGAAGTTCACGGCCATGATTTCTTCCGCTTTTTCTATCGTCATGTCCCCTATTGGTTCATTGAGATACATTGCGGCATTGTTCACAAGGATGTCAACGTCAAGTATTCGCGCCATACCGATAAGACCTTTAGTCGTATGCGCGCCGTCAAGATGTCCGAGTTCGCCACCGACCTTATAGTTACCACGAAGCCGTGCGATTATCCCAGTGTTTGATATTTTTTCCGCAACCGCATCCAGCCGTGCAACGTCTCTACCATGCAGTATGACGCCGTGCCCCTGCTTTGCAAACTCGATAGCAAGCGCCGCGCCTAACCCTTTCGAGCTGCCTGTTATAAGAACTCTCATCTCTGCCACGCAAGAAAGGTCGTCACCACGACGCCCAGTTCAATGTTGTTATATCCCCAGTCTTCTGTTACCTTGTTATGAAACATGGGGTCAATCCGCTTCAAAAAATCATACATCACAGCCTTATGCTCATCCATATTCGGGTCGTGCAGATGCCATTGCACGCCCATTTTTTTAATGCACATCAACTCTTCATCTGTAAGCGCCGGGAGAAAATACCTCTCGTCCCCCTCACAGTTCGCTTTCAGGAAATCTATCCTGCCTAACTGTTTTATGATGGACGAAAAAGAAACAACGTTTACAAACTCGGGGATGCATCTGTCATTTTTCCAATATCGCGTGCTCGCCGGGGTCGCATCCTGATTGTAGAATATTTCCGCCACTTCATCTTTGACGCCCACCGCCGCATGAATGGCCTCCACGCCCGGTATCTCTTTCAGCTCAAGAAACGGGGCTTCCGCGGGTTCATAAGCGATAATCCTGCCCGCGCCTTTTAGTTTGGCAAAATGGCAAAATTCGCCTACATGAGCGCCAATGTCGACCACAAGATCGCCCGGCTCAATGTCTATTACGCCGGGGATGATATTGGCTGCGCTGTTATCGTTCGGTGCAAGTGTCATTTCTGCTCCATTTCTATAATGCAGCGTCCGATTTTGCCTGAGCGAACCACATCCAGTGCTGCATTAATTTCGTCCAGGCAAAAACAATCAGTAATAAGGCTTTCAAGTTTTATCCGGTTATGTCTCCAAAGTTTTTCTAAATATATCGGTATGTCTCGATTAGGATCGGTTGCCCCGCCTAAGCTTTCATAAGTAACGCCCTTAATGTTGTCCTGAATAAAAACACCGTTATGGCAGTTCACAACATAATCTATTTGGTTAAAATTGCTTTTGGCAAGAGACGGATGTGTCACGCCGAACCTCTCCGCCATGTCCATTTTGTAGCGTGTTTTATCAACCCCGTATATTCTCCATGCGCCGATCAATTTCGCTGCCTGAATAATGCTTAATCCAATACCGCCACATCCAATTACGGCAATGGTATGGTATGGCTTTAGATTAATCTCGTTAAAAACAACCCCAAAACCCGTCGTGATCGCACAGCCCATGAGGGCGGCAACTTCAAGCGGAACGTCTTTCGGGATCACCGTCAGGCGGTTCTCGGAGACAACGGCGTACTCGTTAAATGTCGTAACCGGACCGCCGCCGATAACCTGCCCGTTTTCATCTAAATACTTTGGCGGCGAGGCGTCGATGCCCGCGCCTTTTCGCCAATGCATGACAACATGCTCGCCGGTGATGACTTGCGTTACGCCCGGCCCCACAGCCCCAACTACCCCCCCGCCCTCATGTCCCAAAAGGTGCGGAAGATACAGATCAGGCCCGTACTGGCCCGCGATTTCCCCGATCTGCTTGCCGCAAATACCGCTTGCCATGACCTTGACCAGAACCTGACCGTATTCCAAATCCGGCACAACAAGATCATGGATGACCAATTCGGAGTTTAGTTTTTCAAGTACGGCTGCTTTCATACACTTAAAAGTAAACACGGCCTAAAATAATCCCTTCTGCTCACAAATCATAACCGGCCTGCCTTCGGCCATACGATAGGCCTCGCACACCTGCCCGCTTGTAACCGGCTCATAAACGGGGAAGGAAAACGCCTTTCTAAATACTCCTGTTAGGTTTTGCGTATGAGTCAGCCCAGCGTAAAACGGCTTAACCGACCCCGCAACCGCCCGGACAAGCACCGGCATCTCGAATTGACCATCCGATATTATCTTAATCACATCAAGGGTATTGACAAGAGCGTCCATAGCGTTCATGACAAATTCGTGCCGCTCAAAGAACAAGACAGGCCTGAATCCCTCAAGCGACATCCCCATTGCCAGGCCCACCATCAGATTTTCCGCCAGGGGCGTCTCGATCTTCTGATCATCTGGAACGTTCTTCAGCGTCCCATAGGCCGATCCGTGCCGGACGTTATACCCGATAAAGACAGTATCGGTATCCCTCGCAAGCCGCTCATTTTCTTTCCTGATGGCCTCCAGATACCCCCCCTGCCCCTGAATATCGCTCAATTCCGAATCGGCGGCGTAGGGCTTATGCTGGATCGCGGCTTCTTTCTTGAACTCAAGCCATTTGTTATTGCCGCTGCCGGAATGAGGACGGGTAGCTTTATAGCAATATTCATAAACGCATGGCGGCCAGTCACCAAAGCCCCCCACAACCCCCCATCTCTCCTGTATGGTCGCATTAACGCTCCGGTCATTATCCTCAACAACGAACGTGCAAGGCAGGTTCCATCCGTCGACATACCGCACCGCCTCGTAGAAGTGACCCTGATCCTCCGCACCGTCCCCAACAAAACACCATACCCGCGCCCGGCTGCCTTTCCTCTTGAGCGCCAGCGCCACACCCGCCGCTATCGCGGGAGTAGCCGCCACAATAGACGAGCTATAAAAGTTCAGCTTACGGTCAAAAACAAACATGCTCTTACCGTTTTCAATAAAGGTTTCGAGCTCCTTGGGAGAAATGCCCTTAAGCAAGGCGTGATAATGATTTCTGTGGGTGCTGAAAACGTAGTCTGTAGGCTTAATGTCCGTGAAAATATCAAGCAATTCATCCTCGTTGCCGCCCGAAAGGTGTACCAAATAGGGCAACTCGCCCGCATCAAAACGGTCTGCAATGCGCTTCTCGAAAGCTATAAGATCACGTCTGTCCACTACATCCCCCTCGATACCAAGTATGCCATCCAGATTACAAATACCGCCATTGTGCCGTAAAGAAATGTTATAAAGTCATTCATGTGAATAAATGCGGATACCTCCTGACGCCACTGTAAGGCGTTGACTCATCCCCCGTGGTATCCCCCGGCCCGGAACGCTGGGCACCTGGATCGCCATTAGGGGTACATATGGGGGTATCTGTCATACATGCGTGAACTTTTATGTAGTCTTTTCGGGTAGTTATTTCTTCTGTTCGATTGCTGTATTGGCTATCGACTTACGCTTTTCTTTCGGCTCCAACGCCATGATCCAAGAGGTGATTGAGAGGGCTGCGTCAATCTCTGTCCTGTCTCGCATGTCTGTGATATTCTTAGCGGTAAAGGCGTAGGCGGCCGGGGGGTAGAGGCCAGCTATGCCGTTTCTTACCATAAACTCTTTCTGTAACTCTTTTGCGTGCGTGAAGGCCTCGTGGAACTCGCGATGTCGCTTGCACCACATATGTAACGTCTGGATATTACTTCCTATACTTCTCGCAAACGCTTCGAGAAAGGGCAGGTCGTTCGGCTTTTCTATGGGTTCTTTTATGATCGTACCTGACTTGGTAACATATTCTTTGATTATTTGGCGGGTTTGGGGGATGGTGAAATACTCTATAATCTGTTTGCAGTATTCAGGTTTGTATGTGGAGGGTCTTCCGCCGGCGTGTTTGGCTTTGGGTGAATCTGCAACCATTTATGTAATCCGTTTACCGGTAGTTTGTAAGCCGCTTGATTGCGGCTTGCCAGTGAGCACGAGGTGTCGGGCTTCTGTGTGTGATGAGTCCGCTTTGCACCATGTTAGCTCGGACTGGGGTTTGTTTAGTGCTGCGCTTGCCGCTTTGAGGCGGCTGCGCTCTGTCGTGTAAAGTCACCCCTTCCCCTCAAGGGGAGGCAAAACTAAAGTTTTGAATGATATACAAACGTCAATTAATGACAATTAATGAGATTGTTTATCGCTGTTAGGGTTGATTTGCTTAGTGGTTTGACAGATGTGACAGGGTGACACTCAGAGAGCAGCATTTTAATTATCTTCTCATTCGGAGCCGACAATGGGGATATTCCATTAAAGACATGATTATCACCAATATAGTTCGCCTCAGGTTCCCATAACCCTGCATGTAGTTCTATGTGACAATTCGCACATAGAATAATAAACTCTGATTCTTTTATCTTCTCTACTAATGCCTTGCGTCCCTTACTCATCCATCGGGAAAGCGTATCTTTATAACCTTTTTTAGAATTGCAATCAATGTGGTGAGCGTGGAGGGCTTTCGCACATTGGTTATAACCACACCTCCGGCAATACGCTCCGATTACCTTCCAGAAAAACTCACCATTCCTTTGTCTTGTACTTTGCTTTTTTTCCATCGGTAAATTGTCCTCTTGTCACAATTCATTATATTGGCAATATCCGCGATTGATATATGCGCAAGCAACATAGCGCCTATCGCACGACGTCTGGTATCTTTAATCTCAAGCAACCTATCGTGCGCCGTTGCTCGGTCTTCTATGAGCTCTGACAGGGTTTGATTGTAGTCGGTGCCGGGTAGGGTTTTTCTGAGGTCTTCGACCAACGGTTCGCGCCTTGCCTTGTTTCCGTTCACCCATAGCATCGGCATACAAAGCCCAGGACATGACCGGTGAACATTTTCACCATTAATGATAAACGTCATCATGCTGTTGTTGCAGCCAACGCATAATGGGTCGTTTAGTTTACTCATGCCGCACCCTAATCTATTCCGCCGTCAAGTCAAGGTTTAAAACGGAATATCCTCGTCCTTGCCGCTGATCTCATGCGCTATCTGGGACAGCACGCCGAGCGCTGTTTCCTTGTCGCCCAGGATCAGGCGGATCGGCATCGCCTTCTCTGCGTAGGTATCCTTGCCGGTTTGCGGCTTTCCCCACTTCTCGTATTCCCCATAGCAGGCCGTAAGTTGATAGATTCCCTTGTACTCTGTTAATTTAACTCCGTTCTTTTCGTGCGTGTTTATGATCTCGCTCATGGTTTCTCCTCCAGGTTTTCAAGTAAGTAAATTACACAGTCTAAACACTTAGAACGCCCGTTAGTATATCTGCTTTCCAATTCAGATTCCAGCCGCTTCTTGATCTCCCTCAAAACGGGGAAAAATAACTGATACCATACGTCAACTTTCTGCATCTTCCGCGATCTCCATTTCTAAACTGATTTCATAATTAGGTTTTTCACCATCAAAATAATTCATTACCATTAACGGTATAACTCCGTGCTTTTTTGCTAATCGCTTACACATAACTAACCATGCTTGCCGTTTAGTGAAAGCATGAGCGTATAAAACAGTAACTTCCCTCTGGAAATTAAACACTCCTCTCCACAGTTGTTTTATGGGTGTTCCCATTCCCCCACCTTCTTGAAATGACAGCCGGCCGCCAAAGTAAATTTACAGTTCATACCGTTAGGATTAACGACCTTACTTTTCCATATCTTCCCCTTCACTATGGTCAGGATGTTGCCTGTTGTAATCGTCATGTAAAGCCTTGAACGGTTTAATGTTCCTGAACCACCATACCCATATTCTTTATTTGGGTCTTTCTGAATAGATACAATTGCAATGCCGGTTTTTAACTTGTCGGCTATCTGTCTTAGTCTGGCCGGCATACGGTAGGCTTCCTCATCCGTACCTTCATCAAGATAATCCACAATGTTTAATCCGTCAGGGTCTACACGATCAGGAAAGTTATCTGTTCTAAACTGGAATTTTATAGGTTTCCACGTTTTAAGTGCTACCTTGAACTCGTCCAGCCTTATCCGTAGCTCTGCACCGTTTTGCATTTCACTACTCATGTAATTTACTTGAAACTTGTCACGATTAAGGAAGGCAACATTCAACATAAATGCCGTCTTGCCGGCATTCGACTCACCGGCAAGGACAATGATGTTTCCTTTATGAATTGTGACGTATTCATGTACTCCGAGCGGCAAAGTGACAGCATAGGGTGTGAGGTCTACATTCTCGTAGTCTATCAATTCTTCTTCTTGTTCTATAACTCTCCATGAACCATTTTTGTTTCCATGCCTAACAATTAGACCTTCTCCCATTGCTCTTTTTAGACACATGGAAAGGTTCTGCAATTCTTCCCGTGTTGACAAATGTAGACGTTTTGCCATTTCTGTTGACAAAAAGTTGCCAAATGTTGACAAGAGTTCTTCTCGAAGCTCTTGCATTACGTTTCTTTCTTTTGACCTTACTCGCTTGTATGCACTTTCGATTTTTGTTTTCAACTCTCCTAACGGAAACGGTGGCTCGCAGTTTTGTGCAATTATTTCACCTACTTTATAGGCATAATCAATTTCATACTTCCCCTTTGCAAGCGAATTAGAGAGGTGAAAAATGTCATTATCCCGTGTGCCGGCCTTGAATAACGTGTTGACATTTGTTGACGGTGTTAACATTTGTTGACTACTGCCTATTTGCTTAGCGTGCATATATATTGTACTTATATTATTTATATTATAAAAAGACAACTGCGAGGCCGGCTTGACAATCCATTCATAACCCTTGCCGTTGATGCCTTTGGATGGCGGCAAAACTATCGTGCTGCCTTCTGCCTGAAGGTCTGTCTTATCTTTAAACCCCACTTGCTTTTGCAATTTCTTGTCGCAGGCAAAATAATAGTGCCGGCCGCCACGGGGAGTCTGGACGCATGGAATTTCTAGACCGTCCGGCAATGCCTTCTCTATAGCATCAATGGCTTCTGGTGAATCGCAGTCGATCACAACCACTTTTGAAATTGAACCTACAACGGCAGATATGCCGGCATCGGGATTTTTAGACCACCATTCTTTTATTTCTTCGTCTGATGCAATGCGTGATTGGAACTCTGTCCATGGAACTATTGGAGACTTGTTGCGTTGAGGTACTACTGAAAAACCTAATTGATGTTTGTACCAAAGGGCTTGATCTATCATATGTAGATTCCTTCCCCATAAAAAGAAACCCCATACAGGAGGCTAAGAGGCATTTGCATGACTCGCCTGACGGGGTTCTTCTTATGGGTTTTGGAATCGTGAATCACTTTTTACCTCTTAGCCTAAATCTATTTTACAACTTCCCATCACATTGTCAAGGCATTTTTTCCGTTAGCCTTGTAAAGATTCTGCGTAGGCAGTAGCTTCTTGCCAGCGATATGACCGTAAACCATATCCCTATCCAGATGTTGCTTTTCAACGAAACGTGAATGTCGAAAAACGGGAAAATGATGATCTGGGACAGCAGGGCTATGCCGTAGCCAACGGCCACGTTGACGCATGATTCAAGTGCGCTATGCTTGCGGCGCTGCATTTACCGTCTCCTGAAATAAATCATCCTGGTTAAGCGAGACAAGGTTCTGAACGGCGATCCTAAAGTAGCTGCCCTTAAGCTCGATGCCCAATGCCCGCCTTCTTAATTTTACCGCTACAAAAGCCTCGCTGCCGATGCCCATAAATGGCGTCAACACGGTTTCCCCCGGATTAGAATATAGCTTGATGCACCTTTCTATCGTTTCGAGTTGCAATGGACATATATGCTTTTCATCCATCGTGTCTCTCGCGCAATAATATTGCAGAGTATTGGTTTCGCTTATGTCTGTCCATATCCCATGCGCCCATGAAATCCACGTTTCATTGTCAAGCTCTCGGTTTTTTACTGGCTCAATGGGGATTGCATTTTCTCCGGGCTTCTTAAATATCAGGATTTGATCTATAAGGGCAGGGCGTGAATGTGAGGAATCTTTTTTCATCTGGACAAACAAAAGGGATTTACACTTTACCCTGATGGCCTGAGATTGGGGATTCTTCTGGACAAAAGCCCTACCAACAAAAACCCATCCCATGTCTTGGTGTAGCTTTATAACATGTCCGGGGAAATCTTTGAGTCCGATATAGCCATCCCTGCTTGCCATTGCCGGAACGTCTGATGTATGGACACACGATAACCGCCCAGGCTTGGTGCATCGAAGAATATCTTTTACGATAAATCCGTAATGAGTAAAAAATTCATTCCAGTTCTTGCAGTTCCCTAAATCTCTTTCGCTGTTAGAATAGACGAACAGGTCTGCAAAGGGCGGGCTATAAATCGAAAGGTCAATAGATTCGTCGGCCACTTCCTTTAACCTCAAAACGGAATCGCCCCTCATAGCCCTCCATGTATCGCCGATAACCAGATCCTCACAGTATTCCTCTTTCACTAATTCAACATCCATAATTTCGCCTTTCTCGTAAAGTTTAATGCGGTCGACCATCTTTGTCCTGAGTCTGGTAGCCTGCAATTCCTTGCGCTTGATGTTTTCGTAGATTTCTAATTCGGGGGATGCTAAGATGATGTAAACATTAACCGGCCTTTTCTGACCAAATCGCCATTCACGCCGAATAGACTGATAGAATGTTTCCCATGAATCATTAAGACCAAAAAAGACCATATTATTGGCATTTTGGAAATTCATCCCATACCCGCCGATTTTGCTTTTTGTAATTAGTACCGGATACTTCCCGTCCTGAAAATCCTCGAAGTTCTTTATCTTCGATTCAATGGAATCCGACCCCTTGACTTCTCTGCAATATCCATTAAGTGCTTTTTTAACAACCGCGCTTTCCTTATCTAATCCGCACCATATCAGCCATTGTTCTTCGGGTTCTCTTATTAGGCCATTCAGGATTTCCAGTTTCACATCGACCATATCAGACCGGACCTTAGCCCTGTCTGATATTCCGGCCAGTCCATCAAAAAACAAAACGTCTTCTTGGTGGTATCCGATAACTTCTTGAATCAGAGGTGTTATGGTTAATTCTGGAAGGTCAAACCCTTCATCGTCATATCCTAAATCAGACGGTTTCATCATAAACATTGCCCACGATGACATCCAATTAAGGAATCTTTCCTCGGCATGGTGCTTTATACGCCACTCCTGACCGCCCTTGTTTGAACCCTTCTTGATAATCAACTTGCCGTTGAAATCAATGGTGTGTTCTTTATTAGCATTGATAAAAAACATGGCAAGCATTTCTTGATGGGTGCAGACCTCAAGAAACCATGCATGATTGCCGATTTCAATATAATCATTAGGTGCGGGTGTTGCCGTACAGCATAGTTTATGTTTGACGCCTCGGAAGATATCTATCAACTTGCGCTTGATCTTGCCGGATATGGATTTCAGGATTGACGATTCATCCAACACGATAGAATCCACGTTGCCGGTGAAGTTGTCAATCAGTTCATAGTTCGTTATGTTTATTCCCTCTTTGAGTTGCGATTCATCATGGGCATAATTCAGGACAAGGCCTATCTTTGTGGCCTCTCTGATAGTCTGCCGACCAACCGATAAAGGCGCAACAATAAGGCATCTACCGCCGATTAGCCGCGCCCATTCAAGCTGAATAAATGTTTTGCCCAATCCGGTATCAAGAAAGATTGCACACCGCCCTTTTTTGACAGCCCACTTCACAATATCCTGCTGGAAATCAAAGAGGATGGGGTTTATCTCGCCCTTGTTTATAATCTTTCCAGACGAAAGATATTTGAATCGCTTGCTTTCCAAAAACTCTTGGTAGTTCATATCTCAATCCACCTATTAACATACTTCCCCTTCGGCTTGATGCCGTGTACCGCTTCCATTATCTCAAGATCGTGGACTATCTTCATAATATCGTCAACGTGCCTTGCGAGTTCCTTGTACTGAAATTCAGCGAACGCCTGACGTTCCGCCTTGCTCATTGACGCGAATGGGATGGTTGGGGTCATGGGGTTATTTCCTTTTTAGCCGTCTAAATGGTAAGTATGTTGCCATTTATCCCGACACTTTGGCGGGATTGTAAGTAATTCTATCCAAGAATTGGCAATTTTATCGCCTTTGTGCCGTTTATTGGTAAGGTGTCGGCGGGACTCGAACCCGATTCAAGGATCCACAATCCTTTGTCTTAACCAATTAGACGACCGACACAGCACGCCCTAAAAATGAAATCTGGATTGATAAATCGCTTACTCCTAAAGAATACCAATTTATGGTGCATTATATGTGTAAGATGTCTTATTAGCCGTCCAAACGGTAAGTATGCTTCCATTTTACTCAATGCCCCGTGCAATTTTACTCAATGAACACTTTCAACGTTTGTTGAAAATACCTGCAATAGTGAAAAAGTGCTGGTACATCCACTTGTGTTACACCTTCTTGCTTTGAGTGCCTGCAATGCCTACGCCCTCGCCCTTAACCTCAACAGTCAATTCACGACGATAAGGTGTATATCGTGCCTTTGTCATACCAAGTGTGGTCGGCGGGTATCCCCTACGTTCTCCGTAGCTGACCATTTGCGGCGTGTAGGTTCGCAAATATGATCCGGTAATCAAGGCCATTGTCTGGCGCTGATTGATGACCGTGCAATCCTCGTTAGGATACAGCCGGACAAAAGGCTTTGCTATCGCTTCATGCAGGTGTCCGGTAAGGATCAGATTGGCCTCTACCATGTCATGCGCTGCCTTCAGGCGGTTTACTTTCCCTCCTGCAGTGGCCGGCGCACCCGCACCGTGAAAGTTAAAGACACTTAGTTTTGCCGTATATTCCGGCGGTAGTTGTTCAGGGAATAGCTGAACTACGGCGCTTTTGATAGACGGATCGTGGACAAAGTAAATGTCAACGAAGGATGAAAACCAGATGTCCGGCACGCCAAGCTGTTTGCATATAACACCATGCACCTCATACTGGTTGCGCCTGCTCATGTAGTTCCATTCGTGATTCCCGAATCCAAAACCAAGGCACTTAGACGCAATCGGCGCGAACATCTCTATTATCTGCTTGCTCACAAATTCTGTATATTTGGCGAGTTCGGACAGCTTGAAATCAGGCGGAAAGCATAGCGGGTCAAAATGCGGATGCCCTGGCGTTATCCAATCCGCGTAATCTCCCAAGCCAAATACAAGGCCATTGTCATCATCAGCAACGGCCTTTATATCACGCTTGAGATGATCTCCTGCAGTACCTCTATTCAACCAATGCGCATCGGCTATGGCGTATATGCGAAACTCCGCAAACTTGTTCGGGTATGATATGATTCTGAAACCGCCTGGCTCCATTATTTGCCCTCCATAAGTTTCTTGTATAAATCTATATCTAACTCCGCCTTCAGGGGTTTAAGGGAAATTCCAATCCTGTCCAGTTTGCCGATGATACCATCAATGGACCGGCTCTTAAAGACTTTAAGAATATCATCCACCGTGCAACCGGCATTGGCCATCTTGCGGAGCATCTTAGTTTCTTCATCTGACCAGTATATACGCTTGTTCATATTCCCCCTGTACCCTATTTCCCGTTAATCGCTTGGCGGGCGATTATTGCCACTTCTCCGCAATCTTCTTTACCAGTTCCGGCCATGTCCACATCTTCCCTTTAATCTTCCCCTCTGCAATAGGTTCCGTATCCCCCATGACAATGTACTTCCAGCCGGTCTTTGTCTGCATGAGATAAATTGAGATGATTTTCATAATTCCAACACCCCCTGTCTGGGCCGTTCAATGGCGATGTCGCAATACTTCTTCTCAATCTCAATCCCGATTGCCTTGCGACCTAATTGCTTGGCGGCGACTAAAGTCGTGCCGGAACCCATGAAGGGGTCGAGGATAGTACGGGAATCATGATAATCTTGAAGGATAGAACGGAAAAGAGATATTGGTTTTTGTGTGGGATGATACCGCTTGCCACGGTCTGCATTTACAACTCCGCCGTGCATAATTCTGTATATCTTGTCGAAACCCGATGTCTTGTTTGTCCATGCTAATTCAAAGGGACTGCCAAGCATTGCGTCTGCTTTAGGGTCAACCCGCTTATCCCAACAAATCCACCTGCCCCTATGTGGCAGTTGTGACGGATAACAATTCGCACCGAAGGAGACAACCTTGCACGGCATATTCAGCATAAATGACAAATCCATTAACTCACCGTCATTGGTCACATATTCCCAATCAACGGTTGATATTGGACTTTTCCAGTTTATCCCATACGGCGGGTCGGTCAGCACCAAGTCCACAGGCTCTAAATGCGGCAGGATGTCACGACAATCGCCGTGGTAAATGGTTATGCCATATTGCTCATCGTGGTAGTAGGGCTTGGGTAATGTCATACTTGCTCCACTAATTTTATATTCAGCCTCCTTGCTATCCTAATCGCGTCGTTCCTCGCCGTCTGCTCTCGCTTGAAGGGTGTCAGCCGTCCGGTAAGCGTGTAGTTCTTGCCAATATATATATGCCACCTAAAGGCTCTTGATGGTTCATATCCCTCGATACAAAGCTGGCCGATGACTGGCTTCATGCTGCCTCCGTAATTGTAATTATTGTCTCTTCAGCGTCGCGGACAACTTCTTGCGATTGCGTAACTTCCTTGACGAATTTGGTTGAATCGCCAGCAAGTATTCCTGCCTCCACAAGTCCGTCAATAACGGCCTTAAGACTTCTTCCGTCGGGGTCTGCACTACGATTCGTTCTGTGATGCACATGGATATTGCATATTTTATCAAATCGCGGACTTTCTTTCGCTGCCAGTGATTCATTGCGAGAAGCTGATTCCAAGTGGGTAACCTTATCGGTAGAACGATTCGCAAGCTTTTCATATTCTTCCTCCGTTACTCTCATTTCATCCCCCCACCGTAGTTGTAGTGTAATCGGTGTAATCCCTGTCCGCGGTCGGTTTTGCATGGTATTTGTGCCGGAGCCTATTCATTTAGGTTCCCACCGTGATCCCCTCTTTGTGTAGCCTCTTGTGTCCGCCTCTTTTCGCGCCTCTTCCCAGATCCAGAAGGGCACGCGCCACGTTACATCAAGGCTATGCGTGCTCTTATAATAGGTAGATCGGCCGCGATCACACAGCCAGAAGAGGTAGCCGTCGGATACGTCCTGAAGGCGTTCGCCCCTGTGTCGGCCAAATGGCAGGATGGTGCCGGTCATTCGTTTACCACCATTGAGACGTAAGGTATTTTATCCAACGGAATGTCCAGGATTTTTACAAGGCGCTTCGCAGTAGATTTGTGCGGCCTGCGGTGTCCGTGTTGCCACATGCTGATTGTTGAATTGGGGAAACCCGCCTTCTGCAGTGCCTTGCGGCGTTCCTTAACCAGTTTCCTGAATAGGGATTGGTTCTTCATAACTACTATCATACATTTTTACATTGATGTGTCAATGGTAGTTTTTGCCTACCAATAAAATATTTTACTTTGATGTGAAAAAAGCTTGACAAGATTGAATGCCCCATGGTAAAAGGGTGTCAACGATGAACAACTAAAACGCAAAGGATAAGATGACCGACTTCGCCAGAGAGTTTGAGAGGAGAAAGGGAATGAATAATGCGGAAAGGTTAGAAATGGTTTTGTCAAGAACGTTTCGTGGCATTCATCATTGTGGCAAGATAAAGAAACATTGCGAGGGCAGCGAACACGAAATGTGGGAAACGAATACCTATGGAGACCTAAGTACGTTCGATTTTGACGTATTGACGCGCCTTGTGATTGCCGCCCACGATGAATGTGTCCGCGCCTCTGTTTGTGCAAGCGGGCCGAATATGGTGAAAATTAGGGTATGGCCGCGTTTCGGCAGGGAAGGAAATATTTCCGAAAGGCATCCAACGATAGAAAAAGCAATAGCAACATTTAGGGACGGTAAGCCATGAACCCCCTTGAAACCCGCTTAGGCAGGGCGTTTGACAATCAGCGATTGAGAGAGGCATCGGAGCATGAAGCGACCAAGGACATCGAAACCATCTTAGACGAGCGCGAGCATGAGTTCGCGGATAAAGAAATAGAGGAAGAAATGGAGGACTAACATGAAGACCTACGAATTTGAAGGGGCGAAGTATGAGGAGACGGGGGTATGGGGACCACCACAAACAGGCGAGGTTTTTTTAGCCGACATGTCCTGCTTTTTAACTTCCGGTCGAGCAATGAGGGCATGTTATAACTACTGTGCCTCTCGTCGCATCCTGCGCCCCGTCGAGGAAGGGTTCAAGGTGGGGGACAGGGTGAAATCCAAGCTGAATGGGGCTGAGGCCGAGATTCTTGAGGTGAGGGGGAAAAAGATGGTATTGCGGTTTGATGATAACAGTTCGGGACTTTGGCATGGAAGGGATTGTTTTACCCCCGTTATTCCCACCCCCGACACCGTGACCATCGGCTCCACGACCTACCGGAAGTTAAAAAGCCTGTCGCCAATTTCTGTTATCAGGTCGGTAAATGATTCAATCTGTCCGGCAATCAAACAAGGCATCGAGGATTACGCTGACAGGTTTAACAGTCTTTACTCAGAACCAAACCTGACTGATGTCCTCGACTGGTGCAAGACAGGCCCCAAACGTCTTGGGTGGGCAATCAAGGAAGGCTACATCGAGCGGGTTGAGAAGCTGAAGGAGAAGAGGGTGGCTATCGTTAAGTCAAAGCTACGGAGGTCATTGGGAGGCGATTACATAATGGACAATAGCCATCCAATATTGTTACCCCTAAATACTGATATAGATATTAAATTTGAATGGGAGGAATGGCCCATGAAGAAGCACCTACTGAGCGCGATAGCCTTTTTCGCCCTGCTGATATTTTTGATGCTGTTTGAATTTTGGGTCATCGGCATCGTGCAGGTGAACCGGCAGAACTTTTGGAACGAGCGGCACATCACAGAAGTATGGACTGATCATTTCAATAAGAACTATGGAGGGTATGCAAGATGACCAAAACCATCAAGGGTTTTAAGGCTTTTGACAAAGGTCTTATCTGTAAAGGATTTCAGTACAAGGAAGGCGAGACATACGAGCACACTGGGGCGGTCAAGTGCTGCCCGGACGACACAGACGTTAAGCAGGGCAAAGGGGGCTTTCATCTCTGCGAGAACCCCCTTGACGTGCTGAATTATTACAACCTTTGTGGTAGCGAATTTGCAGAAGCGGAGGCGCTTGGAGAAATAGACAAGCACGACCAGGATTCCAAGGTAGCCACCACTAAAATCAAAATCGGCGCAAGACTGTCATTAAAAGGGTTCGTTGAAGCATCGGTCAGCTTCTTGCTGGATGTCTGTAAAGGGAATCTAAAAGATTACAGCAAACTGGCAGCGTCAGGGGATTACAGCAAACTGGCAGCGTCAGGGAATTACAGCAAACTGGCAGCGTCAGGGGATTACAGCAAACTGGCAGCGTCAGGGAATTACAGCAAACTGGCAGCGTCAGGGGATTCCAGCCAACTGGCAGCGTCAGGGTATTCCAGCAAACTGGCAGCGTCAGGGGATTCCAGCAAACTGGCAGCGTCAGGGGATTACAGCCAACTGGCAGCGTCAGGGTATTACAGCAAACTGGCAGCGTCAGGGGATTACAGCCAACTGGCAGCGTCGGGGGATTACAGCCAACTGGCAGCGTCAGGGCATTACGGCCAACTGGCAGCGTCAGGGTATTACAGCAAACTGGCAGCGTCAGGGGATTCCAGCAAACTGGCAGCGTCAGGGCATTACAGCCAACTGGAAATGACCGGCAGAAACAGCGTTGGTGCAGCTATCGGTATAGAAAATAAAATCAAGGGTGTTATTGGCGATTGGATAACATTGGCAGAGTGGAAACATGACAAAAAGAAAGACCGATGGATACCCGTTCATGTAGCGTCGGCACAAATCGACGGCAAAAAACTCAAGGCGGATACATGGTACGAACTGAGGGGCAAGAAGTTTGTGGAGGTGAAGTTATGAAGCACATCTGTTCATCATGCCTAAGCAATCTGGACACATTCGAGAAGGATGAGGATACGGTCGTTGTGATGCCTTGCGAGTATTGCAAAATGGAAGAGTTGAACCTTGCCCGGATGTGCAACGAGAAGATGGAAACCATGATCATCAACAGGAAGATCAGGCTGCCGAATATGGAGGCGTTCAAATGAAGAAAATCGAACCAAAGAAGCCTATGCAACGCACGATCGAGTGGATGATAGGGCGGTATCTGCCAGGATACCGGTTAGCTAAATTCAGAAGCGACAAGGGCAAAACAAAGAGGAAGGAGGGGCAAAGCGATGACAGAAAAAACTGAAAAAGGAGTTGCTACACAAGTAATCAATTTTGCGGTGGTCAAGTTCGACGCGAACGATGCCGCGATAGCAGAACTCAAACAGAAGTTCATGCCCCTGACAATTAAGGGGCTGGACGACAAAGAAGGCTATGAGGCCGTACATAACGCGAGAATGGTCATGGTCAAACTACGGACCGGCATTGAAGGCCAGCGAAAGGGATTTAACGAAGATGCGCTAAGGTATCAGAAAGCCGTCAATAAAGACGCCAAGAGACTTACCGAATTGGCGGCACCCATCGAAGAACACCTTACCGCTGAGGAAAACAAGATCACGCAAGAGAAGCTACGGATCAAGCAGGCCGAAGAAAAGGCGGCCGCTGACAAGCTTCAAGCGCGGATTAACCGGCTGCAATTTGATCTGGGAATGAAGGATGACGGCCAGAATTTTCGGCAGGCCTTCTCGCCGGATAGTCCAATTCAGGGTTACGTGATGCCCAAGGCGTTAGTTGCGCCGCTGTCTGATGAAGACTTTGAAAAGCTGGTCGGAGAGATTTACAAGAAAGACCTTGCGGAAAATGATCGGCTGGTTGCTATTGAGACAAAGCGGAGGGCGGATGAGGCAGAGCGCGAAAAGGCAAGGAAGGCAGAAGATGAGCGGCTGGCAAAGGTAGCAAAGGAGCAGGCGGCAGCTCAGGCGAAGATTGACGCAGAGAATAAGCGGATCGCCGAGGAAAATGCGAAACTGGAAGCTGAGAAAAAGGCTATTCAGGAAAAGAAAGACGCAGAGGCAAGGGAAAAGGTACGGGAGCAGGAATTGAAAGAGGCCGCAGATAGAGCAACGGCAAAGGCTAAAGCCGATGCAGAAGCTAAAGCCAAAGCAGATCAGGAAGAAAAGGCGCGGATCGAGGCGGAAGTCAAGGCCAAAACGGAACGGGAATTAGCGCTCAGGCCGGATAGACAAAAAATTCTCGAATTTATCACCATGCTTGAAACGCTAATAATGCCCAGTACCGCAACCAAAGAAGGAAACGCTATCGTCGTTTCAATAGCTGACGACATCGGCAAGCTGGCAAAACGGGTACGCAAACAAGTGAGGGAACTGAAGTGATCGACACACCCGGCGTATACGCGAACATGTCCTTTGATGATTACCTTGCTGACCCTTGCCCGGAGCCGTCGCTGACAAGATCGACCATTAAGGATTTACTCTTTCGTTCGCCGCTTCACGCCTTCTATGGTCATCCGAGATTAAATCCAAATCGCAAGGAAAAAGAAAAGGTGAAGTTTGACATAGGGTCGGCGGCGCATTCAATCTTTTTGGAAGGTGAAGACATAGCGATTTTCCTGGACGTTGAAGACTGGCGCACCAAGGCGGCGCAAGCAGCAAGGGAAGAAATATATACCAAGGGGAAAATACCCCTACTCCGCAAACAGCATGACGAAATAATGGCAATGGTGGAGGTCGCCCATGATTCGCTGAGACGATCAGAACTACAAACCGGAATAACAAACGGCGATTCTGAATTAACGTACATTTGGAAAGAAGGCGGTATATGGTGCAGGACAAGGCCGGACTGGATTTCAAAAGACCGGACACTAATCATAGACTACAAGACAACTTCTACGAATGCCGACCCGGAAACATATAATCGCGGCCTTGTAGTGAGTATGGGGCTAGATATTCAAAGTGCCTTCTATCCGCGAGGGGTGAAGGCTATCGAGAAGACCGAGCCGGACATGATCTTTATGGTGCAGGAAATCGAAGAACCGTACCCATGCTCATTTATCCGGCTTGATATGATGTATGCAGACATGGGCAACCAGAAGGTTGAGCGCGGAATTAAGGTATGGCGCGAATGCTTAAAAAGCGGCGTGTGGCCTGGGTATCCGCAAACTATCTATACCGTTGAACCGATGCCGTGGAATCTGGCATCATGGGAAATTGTTAAAAACAGGGGGTAATGATGACATACGAATTCAAGAAAGCAGTCAGGGAAGAAGTTGGTTTATTGATCGGCCTTATTTCACCAAGCGGCGGCGGCAAGACATACTCCGCCATGAGAATAGCATCTGGCATTGTCGGCAAGGGCAACAGGTTTGCAGTAATCGACACAGAGGCAAGAAGGGCGTTACATTATGCGTCTATGTTTGAGTTTGACCATTGCGAACTTGGATCACCCTTCCGGCCTTCTGCCTATGCAGACTCTATCAAGGTGGCAGACAAAGCGGGATACAGGGCTATCGTTGTTGACTCTGTTTCTCATGAATGGGCATCGGAAGGCGGAATTTTAGACTGGCAAGAAGAGGAATTAACCCGTATGGCCGGGGACGATTACCGGAAACGCGAAGCCTGCAAGATGGCTGCATGGATAAAGCCGAAAATGGCGCATAAGCAGATGGTTCAAAGTCTTCTTCAAACGAAAGCCCACCTAATCCTTTGTTTCCGCGCTGAAGATAAATTGAAGATGGAAAAGGACAATCAGGGCAAAATGCAGATCGTCCCTATCGGCTGGCAACCGATATGCTCCAAGGAAATGCCGTATGAGTTGACAGTTTCCTTCCTGCTTCACCCCGACAAGCCGGGTATTCCTATACCAATCAAGTTACAAGAGCAACATAAACCGATGTTTCCGCCCGGCAAACTGCTTGACGAGCTATGCGGACAGTCAATTTCAGCATGGGCTAAGGGAACGACCCCCCAGGATGCCCCACAATCAACTATCTCCCCCGACCAAGGGAAGACAGGCGAGGCAGAAACGGACGCAAATGAGGGCATAAAGCAAGAGCCGGGTCCCCCTAAACAGCGCACACCCGCACAGAAGAAGCTGGAAGTCCTGATTAGCGAGGCCGGAATTGACCGGGAGTTCTTCAAATCATGGCTTGTATCCATCGAATGGCTAAAGGCAAGCGCGGAGGGCAAGCTGTCAATGAACGATTTGTCGCCGGCGCACCTGAAAAGCCTGTTGGATAAATTTCCATCTGCAAAAGAGAAGTTTTCGCTGTGGATCGACCAGCAGAACGCCTAACCGAGGAGGTGAGTAATGGGTTGTAAATGTGACTGTGTGGCAGGACGAGGCAGCAAAAATTGACAAAGACGACCTTGAGCAGTTCTTTAAACTGCAAGGCGCTCTCGACGTCGATATCCGAATCAACCGTATTCCCCGCGTGACTGTGCGCTCGGAGGCCGTCCTGACGGCAGAGACGTTTAGGGACAAGCTGATCGCCATGGCTGCCTTACGTGACGAGCAAGTGCCGGCGAGCATACTAAAGAAGGCGGATGAGTTGGAAGGCATGGAGGCAGAAAAAATAATAGCAGGAGTGGGGAATGGAGGAAGTGTATGAAGAAATACTTTGAGATAAAAAACAGGCTTGATGGATCGTTAATATTTTCGACGGAAACAACGTCAATAAAACTGGCCGTAAAAGCGGCGATCAAAGCGAAAATTAACCTTTCCGGGGCTGACCTTTCCAGGGCTGACCTTTCCGGGGCTGGCCTTTCCTGGGCTGACCTTTCCAGGGCTGACCTTTCCTTGGCTAACCTTTCCGGGGCTAACCTTTCCAGGGCTAACCTTTCAGGGGCTAACCTTTCCGGGGCTGACCTTTCCAGGGCTGACCTTTCCTGGGCTAACCTTTCAGGGGCTAACCTTTCCGGGGCTGACCTTTCCAGGGCTAACCTTTCCAGGGCTAACCTTTCAGGGGCTAACCTTTCCGGGGCTGACCTTTCCAGGGCTGACCTTTCCTGGGCTAACCTTTCCGGGGCTGACCTTTTTGTTACATCATGGAACCTTGGCTGCGGCTCGCTTAATGTTACGGTCGATGCAAAAATCGCCATTCAGATTTTATACCACTTCACGCGCCTTAAATGTGAGGACGCAAGAGTAAAAGAAATGCAGAAAAAAGCTGGCAAGCTGGCCAACAGATTTCACCTAATCGGAAGGGAGAGCGGATGTACAGTAGTGAGCGAGGATGAAACATGAAACCCCTATCTTTACGACTACGCGGCTTCACGGGTATCCAAAGAAATGATGTATTGTAAGATGAACACACACGATTTTTTTTCAAATCATTGTTATGTGGAAGCAATCAAGAGAAATTGTATAAAGGGGGACTAACCTTTTACGGAGGGGGAGATGCAATCATATCATGAAAAAGAATTGGTAGATGCTTTCTATGGAAAGGCGGAAGAATTAACAAAAAGGTTTGATGAACTTGGCGACAAAGTAACTCATGCAGTAATCGGCAAAATGCCCGCCAAGGGTCAAGAGGTAAGTATCAATGGTCTTGTCTTCGTTGTTTATAATACGATGGACAATGGAAATGTTTTTCTTACATTAAAGAAGCCAAAGGAGCAACCATGACTAAGCACAGCGACCTTGACTTGACGATTGCGGCGGCGAAGTTCTGCGGGTTTGAGATATTCCCTTTTCCAGATGGCATGGGAGCAATCATAGGGATTCTCTGCAAATATGATGGTGCAGTGTTTTACTTTAATCCGCTGAGCAGAAGGGACGATCTGGATAAGGTGGTGGTGAGATTACCAGTTAATAAAGTGAAAATCTTAATCTTGATAGAAGACCCGCCAAGATTTGAAATCGTCAATACTTGTGGTTTTGGCGAGATGTCTGTCCTGAGAGACCTGTACATTAAAGAAGGTAAATACCCACAAGGCTACGCAAGGGCTATCCTGACGTTGGCAAGCGAGATTGGAAAGGAGGAGGGGAGATGAATCAGGCAGATGTAGACCGAAGATTTTCAGATGCTGAAACGGCGGAACTCCTTGATGACGTATTATTATGGTTTTCTGAAAACCCCGATGAGTTAGAGGAATTTGAATCGTGGAGAAATAAGCAGAAGCCCCTTGGGGGTAAGGAGGGTGGCAGATGCCAGGTAAAACTATAAGGATATTTAAGAATGGTGATGAACTTCGAGAAGCCCTTGATAGTTTATTAAGGATTGGTGATGTTTTGCTTTATCACGGCATTCCCCACGAAGTGATAGATGCTGGGGAACAAGGTAAGCGAGTAAGGGCAATAAATGAGGAAGGAGGGTGAGGGATGAGTCTTTGTATTGTATGCCATGAAAAGAAGGCAACAGTTCCAGATAGAGAAACGATGTCAAGCCGTAATAAAATCTGTGCCGATTGCCATGCCGCCAGATTGTGCGGTGACTTGAAGCATGTTCTTGCTTTGCATAAAAAGAAGAAGGAGGCAACACAGCATGACGAAAGATAGGGTAAGGAGGCACAGTATGAAAAAGCTAACAGCGAAATGGCTAAAAGATAATAACGCCTGTAGTGATGCGGTAGCACAATGGCAAAAAGAAGGTTGTGAACCCGATCTGATTAAGGTGCTTAAACGGTGCATCGAGTTAAAGCATTGCGATTGGGGCAACTGGCTTATCGTCAGGCACATGACCTATAAGCAGTATGTGTCTTATGCTGTGTACGCTGCTGAGCAGGTCGTTGATTTATACGAGAAAAAATATCCCGATGATAAGAGTTCGAGGAAAGCCATAGACGCTGCCAAGGCGTGTATTAAGAATCCCTCTGTGAAAAATAAAGAGGCAGCAGCAGAGGCAGCACGGGCAGCAGAGGCAGCA